GAGCTTATTCACAATGCTATTAACGGCATGATTGAAAAGCTTTCTAAGTCCTCAGCAAACACAAAAACAGCAGATATTTCTTCAGCACTTGCTGGCGCTGTTAATATGTCGTCGTTTAAGAAAGCTACTAAAGGTTCCGAAAAGCCTTTGGATTCTTTCCTAAATACAATCAAGAATCTTAAAACTAATCTCTCTAAGGTTAATATCGGAGAAACTTTTAAGAAGGCTTTTTCTTTTCTTAAAGACAAAGCTATTCCAACCGGTATAGATTTCTTATGCGATGCTTTTGGTCGCTTCGAAATGTTTGTAGCTAAGCTTGATTTCAAGAAACTTCTTCTCGCAGCAAAGACTCTTAGAACAGTTTCTATGATTTTCAACGGTAGAAAGCTTACTAAGTCTTTCTCCGGTATGGCTGATAGTATTGGCGGTTTCTTTGACAGTATCAGCGGAAAGTATGGTAAAGCGCAAGAATCCAAAACTACTTCTCTTATCAAAATAGCGGCTTCTATTGCGTTGGTTGCTAAGGCAATTAACATGATAGCCAGTATACCTGAAGATCGTTTGGATTCGTCTGTTGGTATTGTTGCCGGAATAGGTCTCGTTCTTAGTGGGTTGGCAATAGCTCTTAGTAAAATAAAGTCCACAGAAGGTTCTGATCTTGGTGGAGCTACGAAATACGCTCTTTCAATGGCTGTTTCGGTTCTTCTTATAGCAAAAGCTATTGCAACTATTGGCGCTATAGATAAGACACAATTGCGCGCTGCCGAAGAAACTATTGCTGTTGTTACTCTTGTTTTAACAGCAGCCACGGTGGCTTTGTCCAGAACAAAAGGTACTTCGATGGCGTCTGTAGCAGGGCCTATCGGGTTTGCATTGGCGTTGCATAAACTTGCTAAGACAATAGTGTTTATTGGAAACATTCCCGATGAAACTCTTAAAAAGGGAGAGAAGAATATTTCTAAGATCGGAAGAGCTCTTGCTGTGGCTATGGTTGCTATCGGAATGGCTAAGCTAACTCCGTCGGCAGTGTTTGCACCTTTGGCATTTGCTGTTGCTGTATTTATTTTAGCAACACAGGTAATGGCTCTTGGCATGCTGTCATTTAAGACGTTACTCAAGGGTGCCGGTGTTATTAAATTTCTTGAAAACACTATAAAGTCTGCCATGAAAGGCCTTGGCGAGGCGAAGATTGACCCCGGAGTCGTTGCTGCTCCGTTAGCCTTTGCGGCAGGTGTGTTCATTCTCGGCAGAACAGTTGCTAAGTTAGGCAAACTGGATATTGGTACATTAGCCAAAGGTATTATTGCAGTAGGTTTCATAGCTGCAATACTTGTTGGCACAATGAAGCTCCTTACAATGGCTACGAAAGATGCTTCATTAGACGGTTCTATTCTTAAGGGAATGATTGTTGCGGCGGCATCCATATTTATTCTTGGATACACTGTTGCTAAACTCGGAAAACTTGACGGTGGAACATTAGCAAAAGGTATTATTGCTATAGGTTTTATAGCCGCTATTTTGTCTGCCGTAGTTATTATTGTTAGTAAATTCGCCACAGCAATCGACCCGTCTGTTATATTTGGCTTAATACCATTTACGTTGGCAATAGTTGTACTATCGGCAACTGCTGCTCTGATAGGATTAACTCCACGAAGTGCTTTACGTAAGGGAGTCTCAGTAATAACGGATATGGCAGCAATACTAACCGTTGCTATGATCATGCTCGGAGTAGTTACTGTATCACCGTCAGCTATATTTAGCTTAATACCATTTACGTTGGCAATAGTAGTATTAGCAACGACTGCGGCGTTGATAGGCTTGGTTCCACGAAGTGCTTTGCGTAAGGGTGTTTCGGTAATAACGTCTATGGCCGCAATATTAGTTGTAGCTATGGTCATGCTTGGTGTAGTTAATGTGTCGCCATCAGCTATATTTGGAATAATAGCATTCGTATTGGCTGTCAACGAATTAGCTATGGTTGTATTAGCGATAGGCGTTATTCCGAGAGCAATATTACTTAAAGGTCTTGGTGTAGTATTAGCTCTTGGTGCAGTACTAGCTGCTAGTCTGTTTTTAGTTGGAAACTCGTCGATGGATCCGACCAAAGTAGCAGCTATCATAGTATTTATGGCGTCTATTCAAGCGCTGTGCTTTAGTGTTCTTAGCATTGGCGTATTGCCAGCACCTGTTATAGCAAAAGGACTTGGCGTTATTACTGCTTTGGCGGTTATTCTCGACGCTTCTCTCAAGCTTATTAGTAACAATAATTTCGGTATTATTGACATTGTTGCACCGTTAGCACTTATTGGTGCTATCTTAATATTAGCAGTTGCGGTTATCAAACTTGGCTCACTTGATTTTGGAACCTTGGCGAAGGGGTTGGGCGCTATTGGATTAATAGCAGCCGGACTTGTTATAGCGCTTAAAGAGCTTTCCACAATTATGGGGCAGCTTATATTAATGAATACTGCTATTCCTGCTTTGATGGCATTTGTAGCGGTTATCGGTGTTCTCTCTTATGTTGTAACAGTTCTTGGTAAAATGACTGTGGGCGACTTGGGCAAAGGTCTTGGTGGACTTGTGGTTATTGTCGCAACAATGGTTATAGCATTCAAAATGTTGAGTGCCATTTCACCAGACATACTGATTGTAAGTGCTGCATTTCTTGTGTTTGGTATAGCAGCGTCGTTTATTGGTGATGCGTTTATTAAAGTAGCCACCGCGCTAATGATATTTACTCAGGCGTTAATGCTGTTCACAACCTTGAAGAGCGAAGAGCAATTTGCCGGCCTTGCTGCAGGACTCGCGACACTGAGCACTGTATTAATAGTGTTTATTGGTATCGTTGTAGGCTTTGTTGCTGTCCTGGCTATATTCCCAGCATTGATCATTCCTTTAATGGCTTTTGCTGGGGCAATGCTAATGATCGGTGCTGGCTTATATTTGCTGGTATCCGCTATTGAGAAATTTATAGCAATTTCCGGTCAGATCGGTAGTGCTATTGTAAATGCTATTTCTTCAATAGTTAGTAGCGCCGGACAGATACTTAGTCTGATTGGAGACGCAATTTCTAAAGCGCTTAAGTATATTGTTGACAATGCTCCGGCTTTCATGGCAAAAGCAGGCGAGTTGATCAAGTCTGCAGTAGCTGGAATCTCAAAGAACGGACCTAATATTACCAAGAAAGTTGGAGAATTTATTAATAAGGCTGTTCAATGGATTAAGAAGAATCTTCCCAAATGGCTTTCTGCAGGTAAAGATCTCATTCTCAAACTTGTTGCCGGTATAGCTGCTATGGCTCCTAAACTTCCCGGAAAGATCGGAGAACTTCTGTCTAAAGGTATTTCCGCTATTCAGAAGAATCTTCCTAAATGGCTTTCCATGGGTAAGGAGCTTATTTCGAAGCTTATAATGGGTCTTATCAGTCTTGCTGGAAAGATTGCGAGCGAAGCTGGTAAACTTGCAAAGAAAGCTCTTCAGGCTATTAAAAATAAGGTCGGCGAATGGAAACAAGTTGGTAAAGATATGGCATCTGGACTAGCCAAAGGCATTATGTCTAAAGCGTCGCAGATTGCTGAAAAAGCGAAGAGTCTTGTAAAAGGCGCTATTGATGCAGCCAAGAGAAAACTGGATTCAAATTCACCTTCTAAAGTCTTTATTAAGATAGGTGAGGACATCGATAATGGTCTTTTGATTGGTATTGATAATAACGCCAGAAAAGCTGCTTCTAGATCTAGAGTAATGGCTGAGCGAGTAATGCTTACTGCTAAGAAACCTCTAGACATGCTTGCAGATCTGCTTAGCGGAGACATTGTTACTGATCCAACAATAACTCCTACAATGGATCTGTCAGAAATTCAAAATGACACTAGAAAACTGTATTCTATGATGTCTGATATGGATCGGTTATCGTTCAACGGCAATATTACTCTCGCCGATAATACTAATCGAAGCGTGACAGCCGATCAGCGTCGTAAAGAACAGTCTGAGAATGATACAATGAGCGCGCTGATTAATGCTATTAACGGTTTGTCGGCTCTCATTGGTAATACTGGTAATGTTTATAATGTAAACGGCGTAACATACGATGACGGCAGTAATGTATCGTCTGCTGTTAGATCGCTTATTCGTGCCGCTAAGATAGAAGGGAGGGCGTGATGCCTACTGTTATTATGGACACCACTCCTAATATGGTGACGAACTTTAAAGTGCGATTACAAAGCGGGAGCGATCGTTTGTTATATGCTACCTGGGTATGGAAAAAAGGAAACACTGCTAAATACAAGGTGACCTGGAGATATTATACAGGTGACGGAGTATGGTTCATTGGCAGTGAAAGCGAAGAAGAATATGGCAGTGCTGGGTGGTCCGTGCGAGTTACTTACACGGCCCCCAGTAACGCTTTAAAGGTGGCTTGCACAGTACAACCGATTTCTAAGACTTACGAGAAGAAAACTGGTAAAAATTCTACAGCAACAGTTTCTTATTGGACGGCCCAGTCCGCAACAGAAACTTACGAATTTGCAAACTCTGGCCTTCCGGCTACACCGGGTGTTCCCACAATAAGTGTGGATAAAAATTACAAACTTACGGTGGAACTTAGTGTTCCTGATAGAAACACAGAATCTATTGAGTTAGAAATTGTACAGGATAATAGAAAAACTTTTGCGACCCCGATTGTTAGTGTTACAAAACAATACGTTCGATATACATGTAAGATAACTGGCGGAAGTCAGTATAAAGTCAGGGCTAGGGGTCGCGTGAACGGATTACCGTATTTCAGTTCGACTGCAAAAACTAAAAGCATAAAAGTCGGCAAGGTATATATACACGAAGCCGTATATCCTTTTTATGCGTCTGCTTGGTCTGATTATTCGTCAAACGTTTCTACAGTTCCAAAAGCGCCGACTAAGATAACAAAGCACACCGTTGTTAGTCTTAATCAAGTAAACATAGTATGGACACCGGTTGCAAATGTAACTGGTTATACTCTCGAATATACGGTTAACAAAATTTTCTTTGACCGATCATCAGAAGTAAAATCATTAACTGTAAACGAGTCAGAAGCAGCTGTCACTGGGCTCGATCCAGGGCAAACATGGTATTTTCGTGTAAAAGCAACAAATGCTCAGGGTGATTCCGGTTGGTCTCCAATATATTCTTTGATTCTTGGCGTAGCACCGTCTGCGCCGACAACCTGGTCAGAAACAGCCACGGCAGTTGTTGGTGATACAGTACGATTTTATTGGCTTCATAATTCTGAAGATAGTTCAACACAGCAAGATGCAGAAATTCAGGTTGCCGTCGGCGATGGTGAATGGCAAACTAAAACACCTACATACAAGTCGCCAAATCCTGGCGAACCAAGCTACCTTTCCTATGAAACGTTTCTTTATACGTCGGGAGAACTTGTTGACGCTCTTGGTGAACGCATTTTGGACGAAGATGGTAATGTTGTATCGACAGCAGTTTATTCCGCATATTCAGAAGGTGCTGTTATTCGTTGGCGAGTACGGACATTAGGCGTTCTTCCAGATGCTTGGAGTCCATGGTCCACAGAAAGAGCTTTGATGTTATATGCTCCGCCAACATTAGGCTTAGTTGTAACCGATACAGAGGATTCCGAACGTTCGGTATTTACGTTTACGTCATTTCCTATTTACTTAACTGCCACGGCTCATCCGGATACTCAAAGAGCGGTCAGTTGGCATATTTCAGTTATTGCTAACGAGTCTTATGAGACTCTTGATTCTATTGGAAATCCTAAAATTGTAGTTGCTGGAGATGAAGTGTATTCCGAATATGTTAGTCAAACAGAAGAGGATAATGTTCTAAAAAGAGCCTTCAATGCGGGAAACATAGACCTTGAAAACGACGTTGGTTATACAATAACGGTCAAGGTAGGCATGAGTTCTGGTATGTCCGTGGAATCATCACAGAATATTACTATTGACTGGACTGATGTTAACATTTGGCCAAATGCCGAGATCGGAATTGACCAGGAACAATTATGCGCTTATATTCGTCCCTACTGTGTCGATGAAGAGGAAAATCTTATAGAAGGTATTGTCCTTTCTGTTTACAGACGAGACTATGATGGTAGATTTACGGAGATAGCTACCGGAATCAAAAATCTAGGTACAACTGTTGTGGTCGATCCTCATCCATCTCTTGACTATGCTAGGTATCGTATTGTTGGAATTGATACCGAAACTGGTTCTATTGGATATTACGATATGCCTGGCGAACCTGTTGGCGAAACGGGAATAGTTATTCAATGGGACGAAGCCTGGAGCGATTTTAACATGCCTTCCGGTGACGGAGATGCTCTAGCGTCACGAGTATGGGCTGGCTCTATGGTAAAACTACCGTTTAACGTTAAAGTGTCGGAATCCACCGCGATTGATAAAAACTTGGTAGAATACATCGGGCGTTCAGCCCCAGTTGCATATTATGGGACACAACTTGGCGTTAGCGGAAGCTGGTCCTCTGATATTCCGGCAACTGATATTAACACTCGCTATGCTCTTCGAAGATTGCAGATCTGGAGGGGCAATGCATATGTCAGAGAACCTAATGGCGTAGGTTATTGGGCTAGTGTTGAAGTGTCGTTTAATAATGATTACGATAATCTTCTTATACCTGTAACAATTGAAGTAACAAGAGTCGAAGGAGGAATGTAATGCCTGACTGGACTGCTTCGATGCAGCAAACATATGAGTATTACGAGGTCGATCCGGCTACATGGGAGGATCGCCGAAAAATCGATATTGTTACTTCTTCGAGTATCACGAGAGACGTTAGTTCGGACACTGGCGGCAGTGCTTCGTTTAACGTCTCTTCTGATCTTGGAGAACTTTATATTAGAGTATATCTTATTACAACACAGAATCGTATTACAGAGAAATTTCCTCTTGGTACATTTTTGTGTCAAACTACTGGGGATAACTTTGATGGAAAAGTAAAAGATGTAACCATGGATGCTTACGCTCCTTTACTTGAGTTAAAGGAAAAGAATCCGCCACTAGGATATTCTATTGGACAAGGTGTGAATATTTTAGAGGCGGCTACAAATATTGTGTCCAAAAATGTTAGAGCGCCATCTGTCGGTAGTGAATTAGACGGCGAAGACTATACGCTGTCCTATCCATTTGTAGCCGAACTTAACGATACTTGGTACACATTTATCAGTGATTTGCTCGCCAGTATTCGGTACAGTATGGACATCGATGAGCTTGGAAGAATTATATTTACACCAGATCAAGACGCTAATTCTTTGCAACCTGTCTGGACATATGACGACGACAATAGCTCGATTTTACAACCAGATTTCGATATTAGTAGAGATTTATATGGTATTCCAAACGTTCTCGAAGTGATTTATACAAAAGAAAACGGAAGCTACGTATATTCTAAAGTGGTTAATAACGACCCCGACAGTCCTATATCTACTGTGACTCGCGGTAGAGAGGTTATGCACCGAATAACAGATCCCGATATTTTTGGAAGCCCAACACAAGTTCAACTCGATGATTACGCAAAGCAGACTCTTAGGAATTTGTCAACCATCGAATACACATTAACGTATACTCATGGCTACTGTCCGGTAAGAGTTGGCGATTGCGTGCTAATAAATTACGAACGAGCAGGATTGACCAATCAACGAGCTAAAGTCATTCGCCAGAATATTAAGTGCGAAACTGGCTGCCAGGTTGAAGAAACTGCCGTATACACGCTTAGTCTTTGGAGGTGATATTTTGGAACTTCAAGATAGTGTTCTGAAAGCGTTTGCTGATGCGGTGAATGGTTCCGGCAGCACCTCTCCAGACGCGATGACTTTTTATGCTATTGTGGTGCGAAAAACTCCTAATCAGAGCACCGGTAAGGATGATATTTTTGTACGTTTTTATGGTGCTGACGAATCTGTTGAAACGCCGGTGACCACTACGGTTGAGGTTGGCGTTGATGACGTTGTTATGGTTCGGATGAAAGACCATAAAGCGACTATTATTGGCAACATTAGTTATCCATCTCTAACTAGAGCTGGCAGTTTTTATATAACACTCACGGCTGACGGATTAGTCGTTGGCAAATTAAGCAAGCTTAACATCCCGACTGGTACGCACATTCTTATCACAGATACCAACTTTCAACTTATCGGTGCTAATGGTGCTGTATTAGCCAAGTTTGGTTCCGACGTTGAACTTGGACCGGTAGGAAGTGTTCGATCAACTATCACATCTAAGGGACTTAAAGTTTTCAACGCTAGCGGAACCATGATAGCTCAGTTTGGCGCAACTGCTCAGATAGGTCCTTCAACTTCGGCTCATGTTATTATTAACGGCTCCAACATGATTTTTTACAATGCCAGCGGAGCTGAAGTGCTGAGAGCTGGAACTAGTACATCTACGTGGAACGGTTTTAAAGGCATTGAAACACAAGGAAATATTGTAGCAAATGATGGGCGAGTTTTGGCATATTTGTCAGGCACTAATTCTAATGGGCGAGTTACCGCTGGTAGTGGTGCATTAATAGCGGATTTATCGGGTGGAATGCCAATACCAGAGCATGACATTGAACTGATTGCTTCTAAGGATCGGGTTGGTTTGTTTTCACACAATATTTCTGGGTGGCTTTCATATTACAACTTAAATGACTCTAAAGGATATTTATATAGTCACATGAACGGAACTTCAGCAGATGTTGTGGCTATTCCAAACCTACTTAGAGGC